GACGACAGAAATCAGTCATTGATTGTATCAGAAATCAAAACAGCGAATAAAGGTACAAGATATGGGCTTGAAAACATGAAAGGTAAATCTTTGCCTGAGATAGGATTTACAGATAAGACGGTGAGATTTGCACAGAAACTAGGTGTCGGGCTGAGAACAAGTGACCTTGCTATCAAGGTATCAAAAGGAACTCAGAACTCATTGAGTGGTGTCAAGGCTAAATCACCTAGTGGCACCTTTGTAGCCCAAGACTTCCTTGGAGTAGAGGCATCGAGTGCACTAAGGTTCTTGTCAAAGCACGATGGTTACGGTCCTAGAAATGATAGGTACGGTAACATCTGTTACTTCCCTCAGAATCAAATTGAGCGTGAATATCTTCTCACAGAGAACAAAATAACAGGCGGTATCGATACCGACTCCAATGAGTCTGTTCCTAACCGTGTTATCGTGAGAGGACAAGCAAGAGCCAACAACGATGACAACGCTGTACAGGTTGACGACTTTGGTTCACAAGCCGATAGCGTCAATGAAGTACCGGGCGGTATCTTCGCACCTACAGCCGTGACAAAGGCAAGTGCTAGATTGATAGGTAGACGCATGCTCAAGATGGCCAAAAACGCAACTGGCTCTCGTAAAATGAGAGATGTGGTCATGAGTACACAAATGCATCCGGGCGACATGGTATCTTACCGTTCAAGAGTTGAGAACGAAAGGTATGTCGTGCTCGGTGCAAAGCATAATCTAGTAGAGAGGACAAGTGATTTACACGTCAACTCGGTTGATGTCACCCTTGAAGACGTGTTACAGCGTTTCCAAGAAGTGGATATCAGTGGTAGCCTTGAAGCAAACCTTGACAGAAACAGACAGTTCAAGGTTGAAGAGTTCAGCACCGCCTTTGGATTCAAAATGAAAGTGTCTTGGGAAATCGCTGAGAGAGTAGACATCAACAAAGGTAAAGGTCATACTCTAGGAATACCAAGAAGAAGTGCTATCAATGGTAAACTACTACTACAAAATACTGGCGTGTTAATCAACAATGGTAGTGGACACGCAATCGGTACTACTTCTTTCACTGTCGATGGTGTAAATGCCACGACTATATTCACTACTGATAATCAAGCAGTGTATACTGAGAATGGTAACAAGTTAGGTCATATACACGCTGCATCAGTCGGTGCTACTACCGTAGTTATTAAGACGGCTAGTGTGCATCCTGTCAGCAATAACGATGAATTGTTCATACTCTCAACTGCAACAGTGCCAGAAACAAATAACAACTACTTGACAATCGGTACTGGTCAAAGTTCTTACTTGAGAAGTAGGAGGGGTTAGATGCCAATATTAGATGAAGGAACTAGATTTTTGATAAATACCTTGAAAGATAGAATAAACGAAGTCGTATTCGGTTTTGATGGTACGATTGCTACGCAACAGGACGGCGGTATTGGGAATCCGGCTATAGTTGTTACGCCCTCGGTGAGGGTCGTAGATGATAATTCGCTGTTTGTTGAAGCAAAATTAGCACTAGATACTACGTTTAACAAGCCGTTGAGAGAAGTTGTAGTAAGATACAAGAACCCATCAGACTCTACTGATACCACTGATTTTATGCGATACACTTACAATGCTATCACTAAGACGACCAACAACGAGATACTGTTCTCCGCACTTATTGAGGTGACAATATGACCAATCCAAAAGCAGGACACACGAGCGCAACGGCCATGGGTACTAACTCATTAGGACTGAGAGACGGCGATAGCCTAACTTCACCAAGTCTTACTAATTTGTATGAAGGATTGCACGGTAACGGTATACTGAGGCTAGGAGACGGAGCCAAAGGTGACAGCCTCCGCAACAGTATTATTGCCGCTACTCCCGGCTTTATTGAAGTAGGTTCTTCACAAGGTGAACTGAAAGTATACGGCGGATATTGCGTACTCGATGGTGTACTCTACAAGTTTGCTAACGGTCCCGGCTCAAGTGAGACTTTCGTCGTAGGGACAACAGGCGGCGGTGCGAGTCATAGTGGCGACTTGCCAAGCGTACCTGCTTCAAACAGCGATGTATTCGTTACTGTATTTATCGCTGGAAGAGGCACACCAGAAGCCCATTTGGTTTACGAAATGGGAACGCCAGTCGCACCGACAAGTGGTACACCTCTCATCCCTAACCGATTTCTTTCCTCACCAAGTATCGGTGCAAATACAGACTTGAATCACCAAACCACCGTATTAGCCGTGGTAAGATACACCATGACTGGTGGAGCAGGTAGTGTCACTACTTCTCTTAACAGCACACCTACTATTCATGACAGAAGGACATACATCCGTAACACCCCTATGTATCTAACCCCTATGACCAAGGGTGGTATCAACAATGTAGATACTGCTAACTCAATTGATTCTGCGGCTGACCTTGATGCTTTCTTTGCCTCTCCAGAAAATGGAGACTTGGCAGGAAGTGTATTTGGTGCATTGTGGCAGAGTCATATGGAAGACGTGAGTGGCAACAAGCATGCTCTGATTTACGCTGCTTTACCAAGGAATCTCAATACTACACCTGCTACTAGCACTCATGTATTAGGACCTAATAGATTAGAAGTCGTTACAACGGGTGCTAATGTTACGTTTACTTTTGACGAAGGTAATGTTTGGATAGTAACCACTGACAATAATAGAACAATAAATCCAACTGGTGCTTTCCCAGCAGGTCATATTGTTGAGATTTATCATAAAGCAGGAAGTCACACTCTTCACTTTGATTCAACCAGCGGAGGTCACAGTACCAGTACGAAAATCAACGTAGATGTCGCTATCAACAAGTATGGTAAGTTCATTTACGATGGTGCTAATTGGCACAAAGTAGACCTGCATACGGTGAGTTGATGGGTAAACTTATCGACACACTCAAACAGAGATGCGAGAACTGTAACCGCATTTCTTTACCGCTGTCGATATCTGGTCGTTATGTTAGCGGTGAGCCTGCTGTTTTACACCAGTGCTCTTACTGCGATTATGTTCGCTTTCACGGACAACTTGGATTCAAAGGAGAGCGTAAGCGAAAAAGAGAGCCTTTGTCAAAAAGGTCAGGTGGTCGCTTCTCACGTTATCTTCTAAAGAAGGCTAAGTGATTACTCGCTTTTCTTGCCGATGATGTCATCGATGCGAAGAATACTGATGGTCACTTCACTCGCAGATACAATCGCTTGTCGAACAAGTTCCAAAGGCTCGTATACGTTTTCGGCTTTCATTGAATGAGCACCGCCATTCTCAATGTTAGGTCCACTGTCTGTATTACCAGCCTTGTGCTCGTTCCTGAGTGTCAGTATGGTATCAAGTGGGTCATGACCAGCGTTCTCAGCGATAGTGGCTGGGATTGACTCTAGTGCGTCAGCAAAGGCATCAATAGCCATTTGCTCTCTACCACCAGCCTCTGCTGCTCTTGAGCGAAGATAGAGGGCTGCGTTGAGATAGGCAGAGCCTCCACCTGCTACAACTTCACCACTACTGTAAGCAAGACACACTACGCCGAGTGCATCTTCAAATCCACGCTCAGTCTCATCGAGGGTTTGCTTAGTAGCACCTCGTAGAATAAGTGTAGTTACTTCTCCGTCACCTTTGACAACGACGTACTTCATGTCACCGATTTGCTTGCATTCGACATCACAATCAACGGCTTCTACCAAATCATCTGTGCTGTGACAGACAGTGGTGTTCAATAGTTTAGCCAACGCTGTCATGTCACTTTCAGGAAGCCTATGTACAAGTGAGATTTCTTCACGAGCCAGAGTTGCTGCAACGACTTCGTTGACGTTGTCTCTGACAAATACTACGCCGCCATCAGGTAGCATGTTTATGATTGATTGTGCTTTTTCTATCCATTGTTCACGACCGCTTTGTTTCTTGTACTGTTGATATTCAGTGGCTGATGACAAGGACAATTGCACGTTGTCTTCACTTTTGGTATCTCCAAGACCTGTGTTAAGTAAGATAGCCTTACCTGTAGGTTGGAGAGGCATGGCAGGGAGCATGAACTCCTTGTGCAATACTACACCGGAGAAACAAGAAGAATCATCCAGACTACCACCGGGCTGACACAGTACACGGATTCTTTCAAACTCGCCGCCTGCTTTTTCAACAGCCTCTACACAAAGACCACTGACATGCTCCATGCTTGATTCTAAGGCTTTACCAGTGATTGATGTCTTGGCAACATTTGCAAGATGTTTCTTGGCTGGGGTTGTCAATGTATTGATGTGCTCAGTTGCCCACTTCGATGCCTTTCTGTAACCTCGACAGATAATGTTGGCATGAAGACCCTTGTTAAACAAGAGTTCACTGTTACCAAGTAATTCACCTGCAAGTACAACTGTACTGGTCGTACCGTCGTAACAGATGTTTTCTTGGGTGTTCGCTGCTTCAACTACCATCTTGGCGGCAGGATGCGTGATGTCTAGTTCTTGGAGGATAGTGGCACCGTCGTTTGTGACGATGACGTTCCCTCCGGCATCTACCATCATTTTATCCATACCCATCGGACCAAGTGTGGTCTTTACGGTCGTTACTGCTCTTTTGGCTGCTCTAATGTTGTGCACTACTGCACTCGTATTACTTTCGTTTTCTTTCATTTTTTATCCCTCTCTTACTAACTCTTTCGTAAAAGTAAGTATCAATTAATTTATCTATGCACTTGAAGCAAACAGTACGCTTAGCGCACCTCATACCTTCTGGAGAAGAAGTGTTACAGATTTCGCAAATCACCAGTCCACCTCATACTCCTTTACTTCGCCCGTACTTCTGCACCGTGCTTTCACAATTCCCTCTTCCAATCCATGCTTCCAAAGTTCGTAAACTAATTCAGCATCTTTTAGGCAGTATTCAGCAACCTTGTCGTAGTTGCCTTTCCTCCACTCCACTGGGGCATCGTGGCTGTTCATAAGTTTACCCTTTCCTAATGTATGATAACAAGCATCTGACAGGGGCACTGCATGACCCGTGATAGATTTCAGAAGAGTCGAGGTGTCAAATACCTGCTCTTCCGACTTCGCCATGATGTCACCCGCTGTCCAACAATCAAGTGAATCTCGTAAAATTGGTAAGTCGAACTTCTTTAAATTATGACCGAGGACTAGCCCGCCATCTGAAACATGCTTCGCAAGGTCATCGCCTAGAATCTGGGGATGCATCTTCTTGACAATTGTATCTTCTGGTAGATACTTTGATACTGATTCATTAGAGTAAACAGTGCCTGTTTCTCCATCCCATGTAGCGACAACAGTTGGCTCAAACAAGTGTGTTTGTCCCCACCCTCCTATCTCGTGAGAGAAGTTAGAAGTCTCGATATCCAAGGCGAGCATCTTATTCATAGTATGTCCTCCATGCACATTTTACACCATTCACAGATATAAACTGCATTCTTATGATGCTGACCAACATAAAAGCCTCCTATGTTGTCCCCTATCACCGAACTACATATCACACATTCGGCACTCACTTCTTGACCCCCTTGGGAATCACATAATCATCTCTTATCTTGATGTATATCCTGACCCCTTCTCTTGTGTCTCTGAATATTTCACCAGCGTACATATTGAATTTGTTGTTCACGCTGGCATAACTGTTGAAGTTGGCTAACTTTCCAAACACTTCCATGACCTCTTTCTTCTTAGCCCATCCTTGTGCACGATGGTCATCGAAATCAAAGAGTTCACATTGCTTGAATGCATCGACCCACATCTTCTCCATCTTCTTCTTTTCACTAGCACCGGCTCCGATGTTGACCTCAGATTCAAGCCATTGAATGAGATTGTCATACAAGTCTAGTAGTATCTCCTTGGCCATGTCGACGTGGTCGCCTCTTACGACCCAAGTGCCTTCTATCATGGCCATGTGATGAGCGATGACGTTGGTGTAATTTTGAAGACCCATAATAAACGAGGCACAGATACCTTGCTTGTCAGGGCTCATAACTTCAACGACGTTGTAGTATTCATCGATGGCAGCAATCAGAGCGGGCACGTAAGCCTCGTCTGGTGTGAACATCCGATGCATGAGTCCCATGACCTCTTTCTCTTGGTCATCACTGTGCATCTCGTCCCATTCCATGGGCGGTATGTCAGTCAATTCAAGCACCCTTCTTTTCAACGCTCTTTGTATATCTGTGAAGAATTCAACAACCTCTTCAAAGGACATCTCCAAGTTCGCTTGATGGTAAACTGATTCAGCCAGCATGTGATTGATTTCTCTCTTCATCTCAAGAGTCCAGTTCCTCCAGTAAGTCAGTACACGTTGAAAGATACCCTTGTCAAGAACGTGCTCTTTGATACCTTTGGGCGGATAAGTCGTAATCCACAAAGACACTTCTGACTTGACAGTAAAACTATCTCTAGCCATGTGCTTGGTAAGTATGTTACGCCCAGTGCCTGCTGAGTTCAAAGCGGACTGCAAGAACAGTGTGGTGTTTTCGTTGTGCTGACCTGTCTTGAGTATCACGCTTCCCTCGTCAAAGTTCAAACCCTTTCGACCTGCGAGTATACCTTCTCTTACAATCATGTCAGGATTTTTCTTGTCTTCTGAGTCAGGGTCTGGTACCAGTGTACCTACCAAAGCAGCGTCGTTACCTGAGTTGTAATCATTACTTTCCATACCCGCTGCTTCAAGCACTTTCTGTATGATTTGATACGCTGCTGATTTACCAGTTCTCGTATCTTGAATCCAGAATATACTCACTCTTGGGTCAAGGTTGCTGCCCCCTACAGGTACTCTGACAAAGGGTACAGCGGCCTGACCTAGAATGAAAAAGAATGAGATGAGTCCGGGTATCTCGTTGTTTTTACTCACCTGATTAAAGTGTTCAAGATAACCCTTCAAAATAGGATATTTTTGTACGCATTCATATTTATCTGCTCTGTGGTCCATCATTTCCTTTCCCTCTCTTATTGTATGTCTTTTGGACTTTCACTGGTTCCTCTGATGTCAATACATCAATCAGTCTTTGACGCAGAGTGGTGCCCATTCCCTTTACCTGTTTAAGTGATTCGGGGAAGAGCATTTCTTCAATCGAGCCGCACCTTTCTAACAACTTATCAACCAGTTCCGGTCCAAATCCGGGTATTGTTATCAACATGTCAGCACGTACATCATTTGTACTTACTCTGGTGACGGCTCTCGCACCATGTCTACTAGCAGGTTTGTTCATCTTACTGTGTAGTTTGGCGATGAACATTGCTGCTTCGCTGTAGTCTTTGGCTCTGTAAATATGACAATCAAAGTCTGCTGTAATCCTTGCAAATGTACCAAGTAATTCATTCATGACTTTGGAGTATGTGACGTTCCTACCTTGTTTCTTAGAGATTGAAACGTACTTAGCGATATCACCGTGCACGACAAGAAACACTCTTTCGCAATTCGCATCGAGGTTCTCTATCTGTCGCATGAGGTGACCACTGTGACTTGATTGGAATAAGTCGGAAAGGCTCTTACATTCAATATTAGCATGGCTTACTTTGTAGTCGCCCATACCTTGTAGGTGTTCTCTTTTGATATCGAAGCCTTCTCGCTCTGCTGCCCTGACGACAGCGTTCATGAGTGGACCTCTTTCATTAGAGTCGATGATAAGTGGTGGTTTCTTTGCCATCATAATTTCCCCCTTATTTTATCATAAAGCCAAGCGAATGGGATGAGCGGGATGAGTACAACAATCAAGACAATCGCTGTCACTACTCTCCAAAATTCACTCTTCTTTTTTTCCATCATTTACCTCCAGTAAAAACGAATTATAATTTGACTTTGAAACAGGCGTTATTTTCTGGCTTGACTTGTCAACGAAGAACATCCACCTTTGACCTGACTTTGGCTCGGTCTTATATCTCTTGACCAGTAAATCTAAGTCAAGTGACCAAGTGTTGATTTCGTAACCACCTACATCTTGATAGTTTGCTTTCTTGACCATACCGGTATTTTTGAAAAAGGGATACATCGATAGTACAGAAGAGATACTATTGTGATTGATTGATAACTTAATTTTTTTAGAGAGCAATTTACTCTTTATTTCGTCTGTAGTCAAGTGACTATTTCCGTTGAACAAACCGATTACGTTAGCAATCATAAGGCTTCTTTTTCCATTTATTTTTATGAAACTTTTCATTCTTTCACCTCTTCTATTATTGCTCCAGTCTTGTCCCAGTATTTACACTTGCCCAGACACATACCTTTCTTGAATAACATAGCGCAAGTTTGAGGATATTCAGTCCCGACAATCGTACTAACTTGGTAACGTGTTGTCCTCTCGTCAAAATCAGCCCAGTCTAGGCTTTTGATGTAACTGACGATGGTTTCTGTGTCCTCCTCTAACTTCTGTTGCTTCACTCTTTCTACAGGGATGAAGTTTCTCAAGCGTTTTGATAAATATTTGACTAACTGCACTCTTGCATCGTGACTAGGGTTACTTCCCTGTCGACATGCTGCTGAATTTAGGCACGGAAGTATGGTTACACCGTCCATTGACACAGTAGGAAGGTCAATTGGGACTGATGACGTGCTAAATATGCTGGATTTTCCATAATTCTTCTTTACTTCAAGCGGCAACCCGTTGTTACCGTAAGGAATCATACCAAAGTGGGCATCAAGAGCCTTTTCCATGATATAATCGATACCTTTCTCCATATCATTCGTGCTTAGCGGTATTGACCAGAGTCCACGCTTTGAATTGTACGAGTTTGGTATACGAATCATACCACTTGTGTCAAAAGGTACTGCTGGGTCGGAGCAAAATAGGTTGAAATCACGAATCCAGTCGTTGACCACTCTCATACCTGCATCTTTTATGGCAGATAAGTGATTACCGTCGCTGGGCATGTACGGCTTGTCCAATCCGACCCATACATGGAACCCACCACCACTGTACCAGACACCATGATGGATGTCTTCTTTGAGTAAATGTCGATGAAGTACAAGTGCTTGGTCTAAGGAACGCTCGATGTCAACATTTGGCCTGTCCCGCTGGCGAAAATCCTTTGGGTCAAAGTCCATAACGAAATGCCTGACAATCGGCGTCAATAAGTCGACTCTTTTGTTAAAAGGAGGCTTGGTTGCACGATAGCCGTACACGGTCATGAAGGCATTGGATACGCCGTTCTTACCTTCCCAGTACCTCTCTAGGTCGCTACTACTTTCAACGATTTTACGGAAGCCTCTACCCTTCTCATTTCCAAGTTCCATAACTTCCCTTGGAAAATCAAAGGTTATTTTCATATGCTCACTTCCTGCTTTCGATTATTTCTCCGAGAGTTTTCAATAGACTTTCTGTATCCTGTAACAGGTATGTGTTCAAAGTAACATACATTGGTCCCTTGGGCCCGTTGCTGTTTTCTTCAAACTCATACAATGTCTTTTGGATAGTTATACCATAGTCCTTATCTTTACCGAGATGTGAAAAGTTTACCTCAACACTTCGGTCAAAAACAGGTGCTAATAGCGTCTCTATTGTTCTACTCAACATACTTTTATTCATCATTCTTCCTCCATTGTATAATTATCAAGATATTCTTGGGGGTCATTAGAACCACCCCATGCCGGACATATCGGCTTGAAATTGCACCAAGCACACTTACCGCTGCTAGGACTCGTAGGAAAGTCATTAGCAAGGTAAGCGGTCAGCAGTGCCACTTTGAGTTTTTCAACAGCCTTCTCATAGGTCGTACCTCGACGACCAGTACAAGGCTCGTAAAAGATACGATTGATGGCCCTTTGCTCGTAACCAAATTTGTTTAGAGGGTCGAGGTTATCGACTGTGCCAGATGGATACACCCAGCCCCAGTGAGTAACATTCTGAAACTCATGGTCGGCCACTTTGAGTAGTTTCTTGTAAAACGCCATTTCAGTTCTCATTGACTTCAATTTGAACTTACTGTCTTGCCAATCTCCCTCACGATTCTTAGTCTGTACCCACTTGCCAGTTTTCAACTCCATCAAAGCAACACCGTCTTCATCGGCTTTGTAACCACGGTCAATGCTCCCTGCATAGTGTACAGGAATGATGTACTCTTCTCCATTGAATGTTATTTTCTCTTCAACAAAAGCGTGAATCTCTGACTCATTGATGATAGGTAAGTAGTCTTCTTTACCAGATGCTTTGAGTCGCTGTAAATCCCAAAGTAATCTTTGTCTAATACTAGGCTCTTCTCCTAACTTGTATTCCTTCTCTGGTATAACTCTTAGAGCCAGTTCAAGTGCTTCATCCATCTTACTCCTCTGCACGAGCGTATGAAGTTCATCGAGCACTGGTAGAGCGTTGTCATAGTATTTCTCAATAGCATCGTGTACGTTCGTACCTTTGACCATTGCATCTGTACCGGGCTCTGGTAAACGATGAATCCGCTTGTATTGATACTGTCTTGGACAAAAGTCAAAGTCAGATGTCAGGCTAGTTTTGGTTATTCTTAGGTAGTCCTTTTGTTTGAAGATATAGGACGACTTAGCATATGCACTCCAATCTCTGTCGCTCATTCGCCTCCCTCCTCTTCGATAATACGTTGTAGATACACTGTTGCATCCATCATTTCTTCTTGGAGATGGACTAACCATTCTACGAATTTAAGGTCGTCTCTCTCCATTGTTACTCCGTATTTGTTCTTTCCTAGTTCTGCTCTCCGCAGTATCTTCTCACAAACTGTATCTTCTATACTACTCATGTTATCACCAATATTTCTTAGGCATCGCTGCCCCACTTGCCCTATCCAAATCCCAGTTCAAGGCTCGAAAGATGGGCTTGATTTTCGACTTAACCAACTTATCAACCATTTTGTCATAATCCAAAACGAAACCATCTAAATCACTCAACTCTTCAAATGCAACTACGTCAATAGGAGGCATACCATTCGGTGTGCGAATCACATACACCCAGTTGACGCTATCACCCTCCCCTAACTTCTGTTTGGGAGAAAGATGTTGATTGTAAAATCGAGCGGCTTTCACTGCTCCACCAGTTGTGTCCGAGTAATCTCGGAGTTTCTTTTGTAAACGAGTGGTAGTCGCTATCTGCTTTGGCTCAACTTCCCCTCTCATTATTTGTTTCGCTAGAGGTCTGACCATGCTAATGACTTCTTCCTCGTCTGCTCCAGAACAGATGGCTTTGAGCACATCGTTCTCAAGGTTCTTGGATATGGGTGCGAGTGTACTTATCTTGCCCCATCTTGCACTCTTTACCTTACCTTCATCTTCTGGCGGGTAGGAACATATACCGTAGTATAGATTCTTCCCTCCTACAACCCAGTAGGGCATGTATGCTTCAAACTCAACAATGAGATGGCTCGCCTCGTGTTCACGTTGAACGGTTTCAGTAAGATGCTTGGCGAGTGCCGTTGCCTCATCGAAGGGCACTTGTACAAAGGCTGAATCAGTGTGCCCGTAAAGAGCACTGTAACCTTGGTTTTCTGATTCTTCCATAAGGAATCTGATTGCCTGTCGTCCACAGGCTGTGATAGCGGAGGCTATGTCAAAGTCAGACCAGCCCCAGTGTGCACTAGCAGTCATGCCATAGAAAGAAGCCATGACACGCTTAACCGCTAGTTGTAATGTGTTCCAACCGTTTCTTTCATCTTCGGTCTCGGACTCTCGCATTTTCTTTTTGTACATGTCACGTAGTTCAAACATCTCAGTAACGATACTCGGTAGTAGAGCATCGCATCCTTGAATCCAACATGTACCATCTGGTAACTGTCTGATGTTTTCTTCACCGGCTAAATCTTTGGGCACCTGTGTTTCCCATGAAAGATTATGCGACAATATCAACGAAGGGTACAGACCTTTGTAGTCCACACAGGCAACGCCCTCGTACCTACCCGGTCTTGGCGGTGGTATGAACGCACCCTCGTATTCTTGTTTCTCTTGTGTGCTACGAGTCGGTGCCTTCCAATCAGTTCTTCTTTGGAGAAGCCCTCGTGCAAATCTTGTGACATTGTGACAAGAACGGAAACTTACACCGCATAGTTGCTGTAGTGATAAGAAGAAGTTGACAACGTGGTTACCCTCATCGATTTTCTTGAGTAACAGTGTATCTTGCATACAGTAGTCAACGTATTCATCGAATCTTTCTGTCCATCCAGTAAATACGTCCATGTCGAACTTACCACCTAGATTACATGCTTGTGCAATCGTATCTAGTTTGAGGTTCTTCAACTGAGGCTTACCACTGTCTTTCCAGACACGTTCAAAGCCGCTGCCACTTCTTACAGGAGCAGCAGTATCGAAACATAGTCGACCAAGCACTGGTTGGTCAACGTAATCGTAGGAGTTTTTTCTAGGCTTGAGCACACGTTCAAGAGGACTTAGTCTTCTAAAGTCCTTGACTCTGCGAATGAGATGAGGAAGGTCAGCCCACATAATAGCGTGAGCCACTAGGATATCAGGATTACATATATCCAGATAGTGCATAAAGGCCTCATGCATCTCTTGTTCAGAGCCATAGAGATGCCTTTCGTAATAGAACTTAGTCATCACTCCGTTCACTTCATAATCGATTTCTCTCTCTTCTTCATGAACATCCATGTCGTATAATCCGTTGGGGTTATCTTTCTTCCAACAGAATGCAACGTAGCGATTCGTGTAACTGTCGATTACAGCCATGACTGTAGTTTGGTCAGTTTCAGGGTCCCACTCTAAATCGAAGTGCCATACACGAGGTTTCCATTTAGGCATCTCTTTGACGTTGTCAATCAAGTAACGGTCAACGAGACTGATGTCCGCTTCCCATGTTTTCCTGAAACGCTTCGCCATTTCTCGTATGTCACTGTGTCGATAAGCATACACTTTGACCAGTTCTTCATTGTCTCTTAGACCACTGGCCGTGTCATTCCAATCGATATCAGAGCCGGGGAACTGGTCGAGCACTCTTCTTACATACTTCACCGACGTTTCGGCTGATATCCAGAAGTAAGGCTTGAAGTCAGGTACGAACTCTTCGACCAAGTTCCCTTCTTCATCACGCCATCTCTTGTAGATATGGTCAGGACCTTCGGGGTCTGGTCGAAAAGTATCGATAATCATTCTTTTTCACCTTTACATACTTGCAAGTGCTCTAATGGAAGTACCATTTTTGCACCGCATTTATTACAGTAATCACTATCCCAGCAATCAACACAAAAATCACCATCGATTAAGTGTTCAGAGGAAACACTTCTGCCACATATACTGCATTTCATGTTCAGTCCTCTTCATACTCTTGGTCAATCACTATCATCAAGAAACCAGTGCTGGGTTGCTCTAAGATAAGTACAGTCTCGTCTCCAGTGTGCATATCAATCTGACCGCTAGGTAGATGGCTGAGTAACTGCGGTAACCACTTATCGAACGCTGAGCGAGCAAACGTCGAATTAGATTCAACGTCAGTCAACGACGCTCTTACGAACATCTTACCTGTCTCTTTCTTACCACCTCTTATAATGAACTCTTGTCCATCAGAATCAAACTCAGTTTTACAGTTTATCTTGTCACCTAGCACTTTACCAAAACCACTCACTGGTCTCAGGGCATTGGCTTCAACCTTAGCGTGGTGAGTAAGAGGCGTGTGAAACCAACTTCTCCACATGCTTTCTTTTGAATCAGCAATTGCCTTTTCGATGATGCCTACTTTCTTCTGAGATTCGATGAATGAGGATGTGGGTAATTGTAGACTGGTATCTTTTCCTCTTATGTGCAAGGTTCCAGTTTTACTAGATTGTGAGACAGTGATGTTATCAGATTTGACAGTTGACAAGTAATTCTTGACTTTTGGTATGTCAGTGATGTACACTTTACCAGTCTCTTCTGGCTCGCAGTCTACCTTTCTATAGATATAGTGGGTGCTTTTTGCCGCTGATGCTGATATGTTTGATTTTGTCACCTTGATGACTATGTCAACCAAATCCTTACCAAAGTTGGATAGGAAGTTGACGAACTCTTTGTTACCTATGCTAAATTTTGTCATGATTTTACCTCCATGGGGGTGAGGGAGAACGAGTCGTGTAAAGAATATGGAAACACTAAGTCCATGGGATGGGACCTCGTTTTTCTTGGACAAACCCTCCTGCCTGTATTGGTGTTTAGATAACACCGTCCCTTAGTTCAGGCAACCCATACCATTGTGCTGGCTCGTCTTCTTGCGTGACGAAGTAGAGCCTTTTCTGGTTGAGTAGGTTGGGGTTAGTCTTCTCTTTGAAGAACTCGGCTGTGTAGCGTACTTCTCCAGTGAGTTTACCTTCGTTGTCTCTGAGATATTTGGCTTTGCACCAAACGATTTGGAACAAGTCCTTGGTAGCACTACCATGCCATGCGAACTTCCATCCATCAAATCCAACTTTACCGTCTTTGTCTTCTTTGAGGTGGGTTTCCCAGTAGACATCGACACCGAGTCGGTTGAGTTGTTGACACTGAGCAGTGAGTTGTTTGAAACGTGTAGCACGGATGTTCCAGTTCCATCCAATCTCTGAGTTAAGTTTGGAGTGACTGGCTTCAACAGCATTAGTGGCTTTCATGTCAAGGTCGTATATCTTCATGCATGTGATACACATCTCATCAAACTGGTCAACGCCAGTCACAATAAATGATTTGAGTTTCTTACCTGTGAATTCAGGATTGGATTGCATCTCTGCATACTCGACAGCGAACTTGGCTAGTTCCATTGTTCTGTTGTAACTCAGTAGGTAGTTGTAAGCAGTAGTGTCTTCTTGTTGCATTACCCAAGGTGCGAATATCCGATAGTGCGGGTCATTGATGTAATGAGCCTGCTTACAAGAAAGTCCACCGTTGTCAAAGTCCACAACGAATGCCATGTCATTAGGGTGCTTGTGCTTATGAGCATCCATAGCCAAACCAGTCTTACCTGTACCTTCATGACCCACTAGGCCCATGAATACGTGACTGGGGGTGATGTCAGGCTCCTTGGCCTGAGCAGCCATCTCTCCAGCGATGTCAGGGAATCTACTCAAGAAATCGGAAGAAGATACTTTCTTCTCTTTCTTAGGCTTCTCTTCCTTCACTGTTTTCTTTACAGGTTCAGGTTTCTTCATAGTCTTCTCTTCTTCTGTTGCTAATGCATCCCAGCCGCTCATTGTCCATCTCCTCCAAATTGTTTCAATGTTGTGTTACCACTACCACCCGCAGGGCGAGCAGTTCTGTGTGGAATGTAAATACCAAGTGCACTGATACTTGGTTGCATTTCATTTTGGTATGGCTTCAATCGAAGCCTTCCTACAACGATGACATTAGTCTTCTCGTTGTAGTGTCGCCATTCGTCATTGGCGTCTTTGTATTCAAACACACGGTCTTCATCGTGCATGCGACCAGATACCCAAACGGTTACTGGGTCGACATTTTGTCTGTAGATACTAAGCCTGTAAGAGCGACCAGTAGGGTCGTACTCACTGTCCATGTGTTCTCTGTTCAAGTAGGTCACTAGGCCACTCGTGATGATGATTGGGTTGACTGTACCTCCGTTGCTGCTAGTAATTTTCCTGTCTGCGTGGACTTCCAATAGGTCAGATAAGTTGGCATATTCGTTGTGCATCTTCTGATTGATGAGAAGACGCTCTGGTGAGAATGCCTGTCGCTGACTCTCGGACAACCAATTGTCAGTGTACTTGACTGTCTCGTAGAAGTTGCGGTTTGTGTAAAGAATGTCTTGGTCTTTCTTGGTCGGCTCGATTACTTGTATAGTAGTGGCTTCCCATTTCTTGTAGTCTGCTTTCATCGAATCGCCTTGTAAGTTGATAGACCAGCGTTTGATGTCGCCACCTTTCTCGGATGAACCCAAGAAGTATGCGGTTCGGCTAATGCTCGTGGGTGCTACTGGTTTCCTCTCGTTGTTTCTCGACATCATGAGGCACAAGATTGCATCATCGTATTCAAAGCCGTACCACGGTAGTTTACTGCCGTCAACTTTGTCTTGTGTGGCTTTTCCGTTGATGTGCCATACGCCTTCTTTAGCGGTCAAGATACCTATCATACCGTCATCGATTGCACGGTCACGGTTTGTACGGAACATATTGATTGCTCTGTCGTACATACCTCTTCTGTTGTCTCGCTCACTGTCTTCGATGCCGATGAACATACCGACGTACGTCACAGTCTCTCGACGGCTGCTCGTGCTTTCGTTTCTCGATTCGATAACGAACTGCTCGCTCCATTGACTTAGGTAAAAGGGGTCTTCCTCAAGTGGGTTGTCAACACTGAACTCAGTCTTGAGCCAGTCTTTGAAAGCGTTAGCCGCTTCCCCTACCTTCATTCCGTTCTTATCAGCATAGCCTTGTAGACGTTCAACGACATCCTCTGGCCAATTTCCTTCATTATTTTCGCTCATATTCATTTCTCCATATTTTTCTTCATTTTTGCTATAAAGTATTCCACAAACGATTCATCATCATCGGGCCAATGTGTAGCCATCATGACGAATTCACCGTATGTGAGCATGAAATTGTGCCAGTCTTCCTCACTTTCCATGAGGGGTTTGGCACGGAAACGGAGTCCCTTAAGAACTCCAAACCTTGAGTTACCTGACTCAAGGGCCTGTTTGAGATAAGCCGTGACCATAGGGAAGTCGCTTCCCATGAGGTTCAATGCGGCTTTGTTGAGATACTGTGTATCTCGCTTGATGCTCTCTTGCAAAGCATCTCCTTCTTTAGGAAGGCTGTCAAGTATATCGATAGCCTGTCTGAGGCTACCATTTGTGAATTTGATTAGGTTAGGGAGCATGCCCTTCCATTGATGAGGCATACCCTCTGCATTGACTATGTGCTCCAGTCTATCAGTTTCACGATAGTCAATTGGATTGAAAAAGAATGTCAAGCACCTGTCTCTGATTGCACTGTGGATAGGACCGATGTCATTAGCAGCCAGTATGAATATACAACTTGAGTGACTCTCCTCCATTATTTGTCTGAGGGCCTTTTGAGCAGGGGCTGTGAAACTCTCAAACTCATCGAGGAATTCAATGCGACGAGATACCCCTAGTCCTTTTTGACGACTGATTCGCTTGAGTTCT